GCCCAACCTATTATTGGAGAATGTTCTGTGATTTGATTGAACTCACCATTTTGACTTTCTGTAAAAGTTTTCTCTAATGAATTTGCAATTTCTTGTGAATATCCAAATACACCAAGAGTCAATTTATCCTCTCTTGATGTTAAACTATGATTACCAAATCTTTTTGTATCGTTTAAAGTTAAACTTCTTACTCTTGCACTAAAAGCACCATTCATTCCTCTAGAAACAACGTCTATGTCTGTAGTTAAACTACTGTATCCTATACCTGTGCTCACTACGATTGCATCAATGATACTACCATTTTCTATAACTGGTCTTATAACTGCACCAGTTCCCGTTGTATCAGTTACAACTACTTCTGGTATTGAATTATACTCTTCACCCCTGTTAACCACTGCAACACTCTCTATCTTGCCATTCACAATGATAGGTTTAAGTTCACCTTTCTTACCAGTTTGTAATTTAATTTCTGGTATTACTTGATGATTTAATATTGATGATCCATAGTGAGTTCCTTCTTCATATAAGTAAGAATCAATAATTTCTCCAGTGACTATTGGTGTTAAATTAATTGTTCCTGTAACTGTGGAACCATATGATACTTCTACATTAACTTTTATATCTGGATATTTAAATATTTGATATCCTGAACCAGTGGAGGTTAAATTTACAAATTTGCCCCTCTCATAATCTGATGTGCTTGTGCCACCTATTCCCGCATCAGCAAGTTTAAAAGCATCATCACTTATTTTACTCACAATATAAGAAGTAGTTGTGCTTAGACCTTGTATTGGAGATGATGCGGAATATTCTACAATTTCACCACTTAAAAATCCATGATTTTTAAAATTAATTGTATCATATGAGGTTGAAATACCTGTAGGTTTAACTCTTAATTTACGATGAGTATATCCAGTTCCAGAGTTTAAAACTTTTACAGATCTAAGAGTAGTTTTTGTTTCAGTTCTAAATCTATGAATACCACTAGCAGAGGAATCTGTTGATAAACCTACAGTGTTAATACCTGCTGAACCTGCTAGAGCGTCACTTTTATTGTTGAATATACGAACAGTGGTAGGATTGACAATTCTAACATAATAAGGATCTCCATCTGAAAGAGTTCCAGTAATCGTATTTGATGCATCATAAGCACTTCCTATTCCAATTGGGGAATTTCCATTACTTCCATAATAAATTAACTGACCATTTTCTAAATTATGTTCCTTTTTAAATGTAATAGTTTCATCTGTTATGTCTATACCACCATTGAAAAATATATTTCTACTATCAAATTCTATAAATCTGTTTCTAACACCCATAACAGGTTGTAAAACACATCCTGATCCATTACCACCTGTTAGAGATATACTAGTTACATCTTCAATATCAAAGTCTTGAGGATCAACTATAACTTCTTTAACAGTTCCTTTTATTATTGGTTCTATAAGTGCAGTTGTTCCTGAAGAATTTTCAACTTTGACCACAGGTGGATTAACAACATCATATTCTTTTCCACTGTTTATTACATCTATGGACTCAAGTGGACCAAAATAAATTTTATTATCTGATATTGGTGATCTAATTTGAACACCATCTCTTAATATACCTACATCATTTACAGGGGTTTCATGTTTAGATGATACAAATAAATTTTGAGATAACGGTATTCTTCTAAGAATCTTATCACTTTGAAGTTTTCTATTTGCGTGTTTCTGTAAAATAAATGAATGATCAACCGTAGTTGTTGTACCTATACCTACTTGTATAGTGCTTGCTGAACCAATTTGATTTGCTGACTGATACAATGCAATTTTGGATATACTTTGATTTGCATTTGGTATTACAGGATCTACGTAATAAGTTCTACCTGATTCTAATCCAGATAACACCTCTGTTTTTGGTGCATATACAACTGCATCTCCTTGAATAAATTTTATATCTTTATTAGGTGGTGGTGAAAATTGTAAAAAACTATAAGTATTTGTTAGATTATTATATCCATCTAAATTTAATCCTGATGTTGTTTCCTCTACAACGTCAACGTCAATATTATAATTTGGCAAAGAATTAGAAGCTACATATCCATCTTTATCTTCGTCAGAATATACATTTAATACATCTGTGATTAATACATCATTACCCTGCTCAATTTCAACCCCAGTGCTACTTGCTGTTTCTATAATTCTTCTAATATCATATAATTGGTTTGTCACCGTTGTAAAACCAGCGACATTTTGAGTTGTAATTTGATTTAAGTTTGTATCAATACTTTTAACATCAAAACTTCCAACAATTACTTGCTCACCTCTTTTTAATATATTAAATGAATCACCAACTTTTAAGTTTGATTTATCAATACGAGTCTTCAGTGTAAATGTAGAACCATCAACTTCTACTTGGAATCTAGAACTTGTATTATACTTCCATGAATTAGCAAATATTTCTTTATAACTTAATCCTTGATTTTTTATTTTTTCACCTACATTTTTGACAAATATTTTTTCACCTTCATTAACCAACCTTATATCGGATAAAGTTACTAACTCAGATAGAACACCTGTTATTCTTAAATCTACTCTTTTTGATAAATCACCATTTTCATATCCAAAAATAGTTTCATTTGAACGTATATCATCAGCAGTTTCAATATCAATACTAATTCCAGAACAACCAAAAAACTGATTTAGAGTTTTCGATGTATAATCTATTGAATTTTGTCCACTTATAATTGTACCAGTAGTACCAAATCCAACTGTAGAATCAACAGAGATGACAGAAGATCCAGATAAGGATGGTTTTAACACTTTTGTCTTACCAGGTATAGTAAATACACCCTCAATTAAATCACGATCACTAAATCCTACAAAAAGAGATATTTTATAGTATGTTTTTTGATCTCTTTTTAATATTTCTACCTCTGATACCGATGCGTTAGTAGATAAGTCTGTGGATTTAAATATTGTTTGTCCTACTAAATTTTGAGGTTCTGCTGTAGTTGTAATTAATTCTGCAACAATAACCTCTCTACGAATAAATTCAGCACCAGAAGGTTTAATTAAATTTCCTTCAAGATCTAGAATTGTTGATTCTACACCATATAATACCTTAAATAAAATTCTTACAGACTCTTCTATACCCTTAGATTGATAAAAAGATCTAGCAAATTTTACAAAATTACCTACATCTACGTTTTCAGAAAAATCATTATCTTCTAAACCAGGTAAAAATGTTTTTTTAAGTTTTTTGTAAAATTCTTGTAAAAATAATACTGATAAATTTGTTATATTTTCACCAGAATTGTGAGATTCTGCAGTTGTTTTTTCAAAAACAAGACTTTCTCGATTTATCTCAAGCAACGAAGATGATATACCAACATTATATCCAGATATTCCACTAAAACCACGAATACATCCTGTAAATGAAGTTGATGTGATTCCTGTATATGAAATAATCTCATCATTAATTTTTAATAATCCATATTCGGATGGAAATCCCTTTGTGCTTGGCACTGATATTATAGTATCATCAGAATCAATATTAGATGATAAAGTTGTGCTCCCCGTAACTACTTCAGGAACTAAATTATCAGATTTAATATATTGATCAAGATTACTAATTAAATCAGACGGACCTCCTTGAAATTCTTGTGATATGTAATATTGTTTTAAAAATTCAGTGGCATTAGGAAAATCAGACACCAAAAAATTTGGTAACTGACTCTCTATGATTGTATTGACTTTTATTCTTTTGTCAATTTGTGACATAAATTATTTCCTCTCTAAATCTCCATTAGAGTAACTAGAAGTATAATAATCTCTTGTGAATACCACACCTGATACATCTTCACCTGAAGCAATTACATCCTTAAACATATTTATTGTGCTTTTGGATACATCAAAATTTAAATACAAATCTTTCAAACCAACTACATCATTAGATTCTGGAAATGCTTGAACTTCTATAATATTATTTTGAGTATCTGTAGAAGTTATGTTAATTGTGTTCAAAATTACTTCACCTTTTTTATAATCAACTATTCCTGCCTCTTTTACTAAAACAACCTGTTCATTCTTCTCATTTTTAGTCACAACACTTAAAGTTCCTTTCATACTCCCATCAAGATTACCAAATCCATCTTTATTAGGAACATCTGTCAAATATGATCTCTGTGTGGAACCTTGTATTGTAAATCCAGTGCTCTTGATGTTAAATCCAGCTGGATTTATATAAAAACGATTACCAAAACAAAGTTCATATTGAGCAAATTGATTAAGTAAAGCTTTCATATCTCTTCTTATTATTACTTTTGTAATATTTGAAGTTATCCCATTATCAACACGATCTATTAAGGTGTTAATTTTACTATATTTGAATCTACCACCAAATTTATTAATTTCAATATTATTAGCATATCTATTGAGTGATGCCACTACACTTGTCCTCAAATTATTTTCAGAAGCTATCTGTGCAGGGTTATAATATATGGAAGAATTTAATTCTACATATAGTACCTTTAAATCTACTATTTCAGAATTTATACCAGCGATAGCGTAATTTTTTAATTTATTTTTAATTTGAGTTTTGTCAAAATCAGACACATAAGTACCATTTTTAGGTTTAATACTGATTTGTACTTGTCCAAATTTAGGTGGGTCTAATTCTTCTCCACCTACTACTGCAACTGACTCAGTTTGGGGAAAAATATTTTGAATTATTGCTTCATAATCTCTTGGTGTAACTGCTCTATATTGTGCTGAGTAAAGTCGAGGAGC